TTGTTCAAAAACTCAGTTTGGAAGATTTCAACTTTCTTGAACAACTCTTCCATTTTGTTTTCTGGTTGTGGTTTAACCTTAGGGCTGACATGGTGCAACAATTTAAGTTTACCTTTATCCCCCAAATCTTCAAACAAGGCAATACCAATGGTTGAAGTGGATACGTCTAATGCTAATATGAATTCTGGCTCTTTTCCCATAAATGTTTTTCTTCCAATTTAATCGGTGAACCAAAAAAGGTAAAGACTTAAAGTGTAATTTTTACATTGAACACCTTAAATTCGTTAATATTTTTGGTTACATGACGGTCTGTTTTGGCAACAGCTATTAAATTGTTCGAACTATCATACAAACCTAATTCACTAATTCTAGGAACATCTGAACCACTAAAAGTTGGGTTGGTTGAACCGCCAAATTCACCTCTACCAGCAATACAAGTTATATTCTGAAATACTGAAGTTGACACACTGTTAAAAGTTACAGACGCACCAGTTGCAGCCATCGAACTCGTATAGTTGTTTACAATTGTTGGGTGAGTTAATACCAAAATACCTTTATCTAAATAAGCAACACCAACCAAAGTATCGGCTGTCAAACCTAAATTAGATGTTGTTTGTAAATTATATAATTGTTTACCGTTTACACTAAAAGGTTTTGTTGTACCAAAACCAGTCGCCCAACTTAAAGATGCTGAATCACCATTAGGTTTTGAAATTGTATCAGAAAATAAGAAAGCAATATTTTCACCAATATTACCAGTATTTGTTGCAACATCTCTTATATTTGCATCCTGTACGTTTAAAGCTGTAGTTGTTTTTTGGAAGGTACTGTACACAGTATATGTTGCTGCACTAGTAGGTAATACCAATTTTATCGCCTTGCCATCCAAACATTCACCGTATGTTGAATTTTTGATACCTACTATTAAAATATCTGATTTGGCCAAACCACTTAAAGCAGTATCTGAAAAACCACCACTAACATATGTTATTCCAGTGTATGTATAATCTTGTGTCGAATTCAACGGTAAACCAAATGAATAAAATAGATTAACTAAACTATCAGTTGTATTGTTGTTTCTATTGACAGTATTGAAAGTTAAATTCGTACCACTAACAGTTGTTAAACCATTACTCACGGTTTCTACTGACACTATCAATGATTGATTTTCAACTGGCTTTCTTAAAACACCACTAGCATTAAAAATCAAAGGAGATTTGATACTTGCAATTTGTGCAGTGCTATTGCTAACCGATGCATTAGCACCGTAATCTCCAGCTTCAGCTGGTACTTGACCAGTAGTCAATGGAACACTGGCATAATAGTTTGCATCAGAGTCACCCAAAGAAAAACTAGTAATCAATCCGTTGTTGGTTGAAATTAATTTTTGACGGCCAAGTGGTGTTAACTTAGCTGTTAATGTCAATGTATTTGCTGAAGTAATAAATCCCATTTCTGTTTATTTTAATTAAAAGTCCATGCTTAATTCAAGCATTATTGTGTTACCAGCAGTCAATGACACTGGTTTGCTAAGTTTACCGATACAAACTAGGTTCTTAGCACTATCATAAATACCAACGTCAGTAATTCTAATAACCGCTGGGTTGGTTGCTGAGTCAGTGCTTCTAGATGGGTTGGTTGTTGTGTCAAATTGGCTAGAGTTAACTCTAATATCAAATATAGTTTTATAGATAGTAGCCCCAATGTATGTTTCAATATTTCCGTAGAAATAACGTTCATCACCAAATTGTAAATAACTTGGGTAGGCTGTAGGGGCCATATTCAATAAAGGATAAAGATTAAATATTGTTGAACCACTATTTTTAATTGAATCTAAGACAAAACCAGTTGATGTGCCGCAAGACACACTACCAGGAGTTTGATTTTCCAATGCAAATGGGTCAATAGTCGCACCAGATGTAGTTGTTAATCCAGTGCTTGTATAATTATACATTTTCCAAGCACCAGCATCTGGTCTAACTGTATCACCACTTACAATTTGATATAACAGTTTAAAGTTGTGTGCATAGAAACCATAACCATCGTAAGATGAACTTTCAATTTTACGCATGTATGGTAACAAATCAGTTTCGTTGATTCTGAATGCAATATCTTTAGAAGAGTTTGTAGTATTAGTTACCTTGACATAGTTTTGACATGGCAAACTACTAGTCAAACCTGTTGTACTACCAGAATTATCTAATAAATAAGTTAAATAAATTGTTTCATTGACACCCAACACACCGCTAGTTGTAGAACCACTTGGTGAGATGATGTTTGCAGCCAATTCTGGAAGTGTCCAGTTTCTGTTTGATTTGTATGACATTGCAGCAACCAATTCATCATCATGAATCACAATCATTTTGTATTGTGGCAATACTTTACCAACAACCAACGGAGTTGTGTTAGCTGATGAAATCATATCTGGATGTTCAATAAGGTCGATATATTCAATTTGACTTGTTCCAATGTATTGTGTTGCACCTGAAGCAATAAATGTCATACCCATATGTGTACCACCACTGGTTGGATATCCAACTCTGTGATACATAATGTTTGGCATATGGACTTGAACATACTTGTTGTTTGTTGCATCGACATAAAAGAATTCACCATAAAGATTTGAGATAGCATTGTTTGTATAGTGGATAATAGACAACGATTTGCGTACATCATCTGGGTAGCTTAGACCTGGACCATTACAGTTAAACGATGTAGAACCAGTACTTTCACAAAAATATTCTAAATAAGGTGTTTTTGTTCCCAAATAAGGATACGAACCAAATTTGGTATAATCTTCATACGTTGTTGTTCCACTCATACCAGCCAAATTCTCACACCAAACGTTGTTCATATTCCAAACTGGAACATCAGAACAAGTGATATTAATATTGGCATTAAAAGATAAAGTACCAGAGTCCCAATAAGAAGTTGTGTTACCGCTTGAAATCGTGTCGTAAACTTCACCATTCTTATAAATGATTACTGTTGTGCTAGCAGTGCTTGATGAGAAATTAGGTAAGTTTCTATCCAACGTCAACGTATTACCAGCAACGTTTTGAACCTCAAACCATAAATTAGGTATCGCTTTAGTTGTATCATTGATATTGATAGAACCTAATTTGTTGTTGGATGGTTTAACAAGAATAAAATCACCAGTTGTAAAATTTGACCCTCCAGAAACAACCAAAGTAGTTGTACCGCTTAATTTTGTGTTTGCAACAACTTCTTGGTAAGGAGTTAAATCAGCACTTAAATCTGTTGTGAAACCTGTTATGTTATCAACAAAAAATCCTCTTTCTAAAGCTTGATTGTTAACCACAGCTTTTACTACATTCATATTAGCACCATTTAATGGTTGAAAATGGTCCGTAGCAATGCTAGGATAGATGAAATATTTGATGTCTGGTTGTCTGTCAACAGGTCTTAAAACCTTGCTACTAGCAGACAACGTTACATCTGTTTGGTTTGCGTCTACGATGGCTTCTCTATCATAATTGATTTCAGAATCACCGATTGCCCAATATGAAAAATTAAGCTGACCCAAAGCCAACTTTTCTCTACCCTTTTCCGTTAATTTAATGCTAACGAATGGATTTGTGCTGTTAATTATGTAACTCATATCTTATAAATATCTTTGTTTTCCCTTATTTTAGTTATAAATATGCAATAGTCAACATTATTAGTATGAATTTATCGCATTACTTTGGATAGTAATTGGTACTATATCACTATACGCTGTATCAGTTATTATGTCACCACATAGTGTCACAAAATTCTTCTCATTTTTTACCCTATAATACAGTTGAGTACCTACTGAACCACTAGCAGTAAAACTAGCATTATATAAACTAACGCTAGGGATATAATCTTGTGATGAAGTGTAATATGTGGTTGTAAATCCACTATCAGAACTTACTTCCAATGTAAAAACCCCATTTACTAATTGTGGTGGGTTAGTAATAGTCCAAACAACCGTTGGATAATTAGTTGAAACACCGAAAATAGTGGATGCGGCTGGAAAATATACCATAGTTATAATATCACCAACCAAAATATCACCCATTAAGATAATTCTTTTAGTATTTGATGTTGATTTAAAATAATCAATGTTGTTTGCTAATGTAACGCCATTAATCATCACTAAAACATCACCACCGTTAACTGGTTCTGTACTTAAATATAATTCATATTTGCCAGTTGTGGTGTCAAAATACGCTTGATTTGTTCCTTGAGCATCTGTTACACCACTTACAACTGGAGATGTAACATATATTGTTTCACCAACTAGGTTTAAACCACCTGCCGATGTATAAATAAACGTTAAAACATCACCCTTTACAGTTTCAGCATTTAAAGTGACAACATTTCCACTAAAAGTGTAATCTAAATCTTTAGATAGTGTTAAACCATTCAACGTAACAACAAAATACCCAGCATAATTACTAGTGATTGTAAATACAGTTTCTCCATTTTCAGGTAAAATTGTTTGTTGTTGTAACTGACTAGCTGTTGAATTGTATGTGCCGTTAGCTATAAATTGCGGCTTTTCAGCAGATTTAAATGCTATGAAATAATAATCCATATCGTTATCATATAAACCATATTGACTACCACTTCTATATGTTAATGTATCAACTGTTTTACCTAATTGGTTTAAAAAGTTGGTACATGCATCAAATTTGTAATATCCTTTAATCAAATATTCACCATCCAAAGATAAACCAGAAACCGCCACATTTTCAGATACAATACTTGTAGCACTAAAACTACTGTATTCATATTCTGATGATTGGTAAACTGGTGGTAGTGTGAAACCACTAACTAGTGAATTGTATTTGTAAATTTCATATCTGAAAGTTGTACTATTTGCTGTGAACGAACTAGTATTTCCAGTGAAATTAAATGTCAAAGGTATTGTTGTTGCAGAGCTAATAATGTGAGTGGTACCAGTAATAACACCGCAATCTATTTTAGAAGCACCACTCATTGAAAACAAAGGAGCACCAAATATACACATGTCAGAACTCATATTGACATTTACAATGTCTTTGTTTCTAACTGCGGAATTCTCGTTTTGTATGTATATTGGTTGTTGGTATCTCATTAGTAATCTATATTTAACGTTGTTACTGGTAAATTATAAGTATTTGGTAAACCATATAATAACGGTTTTATAAGAGCAGAAGTAAAGTCACTTTTAGTGAAATCTTGTAAATAAGCAACAAGACCACCCAAATTAATGTAATCTTCCTCTTGGACTTCACCGATAAAAGATTTGACAAGGATAACTGGCCCTGTCAAATCTTCAACGATACTTGCTTCTATTTTTTTAATTAATTGTGGCATGTTTATTTTTATTAACCTAATACAACCCAAGTTGTACCGCTTGCAAAACCTTTAAATTGATTAGTTGTTGTATCATATACAATCATACCATTTGTCACGTTTGGTGATAAAGCAGTTATTTGAATTGTTGATAAATTCATGACAACCAATGGTGCTACATAAACAGTATTTGGGAAATTACCTGTTATAGAGTCACCCAACACTATTGTTGTCCCACTATTAGCTATTGACCCATTGCCATGGACAAATGAGTTGGTTCCTAAGGCTTGGCTTGATTGACCTCCAGCATGTGAATAATTACCCCATGCAGTTGTTCGATAACCTTCAGCATGTGCTGCTGTACCACCACTACTACCATTACCAGCTATTGTTTGATAACCTTCAGAATGTGCAGCATCAGATAATGTTGATGTGCCGTAACCCTCTGCATGTGAATAATTACCATATGTGCCGTCTAACCCTGCTCTTGTTATTCTACCTTCAGCGTGAGCACTTGCTGTCATAGCTGAAGTTGTATGACCTTCAGCGTGACCACCAAATGTTGCGTTATTGCTTGTATATGTTCTGTAACCTTCAGCATGTGATTGTGAGCCAGTTGCTGTCGTTTGATAACCTTCAGCGTGTGATGTTATACCAACAGCTGACGAGAAATAACCTTCAGCGTGTGCGTTATCATTGGCATATGTTTTAGTACCTTCAGCATGTGCGCCTATATCTATAGCAGTTGTACCAGAACCTTCAGCATGTGAATAATTACCTTGAGCTATTGTATTCCAACCTTCAGCGTGAGCAGCAATACCACTAGCTGTTGTACCAGAACCCTCTGCATGTGATGCGTTACCACTAGCTGTTGTCCCAGAACCCTCAGCATGTGATGATATTCCTGTTGCTTTTGTTAAATAGCCTTCAGCGTGACTATATTCACCCCATGCACTTGTAAAATAACCTTCAGAATGTGATGTTGTACCAGTTGCCTGCGTTCCAATACCTTCAGAATGACTTGCAACACCGTTTGCTGTTGTACCAGAACCTTCAGCATGTGAAGTGGTTCCACTTGCTATTGTACTAGAACCTTCAGAGTGGGATGATGCCCCAATGGCTGTTGTACCAGAACCTTCAGCATGTGATGTTGTGCCAGATGCTCTTGTATTGTAACCACTAGCGTGTGAAAAATCTTGGTAAGCTGTTGTACCAGAACCTTCGGAGTGGCTTGCAATACCCATCGCCATTGTCTGACCACCTTCAGCATGGCTTGCTTCCCCATTTGATTTACCTTTATAACCTTCAGCATGAGAATATAAACCAGTCGATGTTGATTGGATACCTTCGGCATGACTATAATTACCTACAGATGTGGTAGTACCACCTTCAGCGTGTGAAAAGTTACCCCAAGCTTGTGAGTTAGAACCTTCAGCATGTGCAGAATCACCACTAGCTATTGTATTTTGACCTTCAGCATGTGATTGGTTGTTACTGGCTGTTGTTTTGTAACCTTCAGCATGACTATAACTACCACTAGCTGTTGTACCAGAACCTTCAGCGTGACTTGAAATGTTTAACGCTGTCGTATAAGCACCTTCAGCATGTGTTCCCCTACCGCTAGATACTGTAAATTGACCTTCAGCATGTGATGATTGTCCATTAGCTGTTGTCCCAGAACCCTCAGCATGTGCTGCTTGTCCACTAGCTGTTGTCCCAGAACCCTCAGCATGTGCTGAATCATTACTCGCTGTAGTAGCATTACCTTCGGCATGTGAATAATTGCCAGTAGATTTTACGTTAATACCTTCAGCATGTGATGCTGGTCCACTAGCAGTTGTTAAATAACCTTCAGCATGTGAACCTTGTCCACTAGCTGTTGTACCAGAACCCTCAGCATGTGAAGCGTTAGCGACAGCCGTTGTGCCACTGCCTTCAGAGTGTGCCGCAATACCACTAGCTGTTGTACCAGAACCCTCAGCGTGTGATGTCATACCTGTTGCTATTGTTTGATACCCTTCAGCATGCGCATACATGCCAGACGTGTTTAAATACCCTTCAGCATGTGATGCATCACCAAATGCTTGGTTTCTATAACCTTCAGTATGACTATAAAGACCGCTACTTACATTACCAAAACCTTGTGAGTGACTGTAATTATTAATAGCTGTTGTTATGTAACCTTCAGCGTGCGATGTTGTTCCACTAGCTGTAGTACTTTGACCTTCAGAATGACTATAATCACTAAAAGCAGTTGTTCCAGAACCTTCAGCATGGGAATAATCTCCATTAGATGTTGTATTTCTACCTTCGGCATGTGAATAATTACCTTTAGCTATGGTACTTTGACCTTCAGCATGAGATGCAATACCGCTAGCTGTAGTGGAATTACCTTCAGAGTGTGCTGCCGCATTAATAGCAGTTGTATTGATACCTTCAGCGTGAGTAGTAGATGAACCTGCCACAGTACCAGACCCCTCAGCATGTGCTCCAGTTGAACCAGAAGCAATAGTTTGAAAACCTTCAGCATGTGCATCAGAACCACTTGCGGTTGTTTTGTAACCTTCAGCGTGTGCTAATGTAGCGTTAGCTGTTGATTGGTAACCTTCAGCATGAGAATATATTCCACTAGCTACTGTTTCCCAACCTTCAGCATGTGAAGCCACATTACTAGCGGTTGTTTTGTAACCTTCAGCATGTGATACTGTATTGCTGGCGGTAGTAGCACTACCTTCAGCATGTGATTGATTACCTAAAGCTCGTGTTGATTCACCTTCAGCATGTGACACTGTACCATAAGCGTAAGAATTGTAACCTTCAGCGTGTGAATAGTTACCTTCTGCTGTTGTACCAGAACCTTCAGCATGCGATGTAGAACCAGAAGCTGTTGTATAAGAACCTTCAGCATGTGATGATGTCCCACTAGCTATTGTGAATGAACCCTCAGCGTGTGATGATGTTCCACTAGCTATTGTTCTTTGACCTTCAGCGTGTGCCGCATTACCAGTTGCAGTGGTGGCACTACCTTCAGCAACAGAATAATAACCTGTTGCATCCAATAAACTATTATTATTTGCTCTTATTGGATAATTTAAACCATTCCATGTAGAACCAGAAGTCCAAACATTACCAGTTTGTTGGTCCAACAAGGCGACAACTTTAGATAAAGGTACTTTATAAGAGCTACCAGCTGGGTTTTGTGATGTATCACCAGTAATAACGATGTGTATAAGGTCAGTTACACTGGCTGATGCGGCTTCTTGTCTTTCAGTTAATTTCATTTTTTTGTTTAAATATAAATATCTATTATGGAATTAAAATCCCTTCAATTCCTTTCATTGTCATTATGTCAACTGACAAACCATATTCTTCTTTAAGCCTTGTTTTGGCTTTAAATACGTTTTCCATTCTTTCATCTGGTCCATGTATGTTTTTAGTGTAATCTAACAACACATCATAATCAGAATATTCATCCCAAATCCCCCAATAAAAGCTACCAAAAACATATACGTTTGTTTGTGAACCTAATAAATCACATATAACACTCTTGATTGTTTTAAACTTTTCTTGATGTTCGAATGGTAATGAATAAAAATCATTCAAAATACCACGAACCAATCTTATCCTAGCTTTTCTTTCTATTGTTTCCATCACTCAATTACTTGTCCGTTTACTACTGTTATGTTATTACAAAAAGCATGTCTGTATTGAGCTGCCGATGGATTACCTAGACTATCAGTAGCTGAATTATCTGTGTATATTGTATCTAGATTATTTGTTTCACTTATATACATATTAAATGTATCACCTATTGGTCTTATTATGTAGAACCCATTATACTTATCTATACTAGTACCATTATTAAAGAATGGATTTGAAATAGATAATTGAGCAGAATAATTTATTAATCCTAAAGTAGCAAAAGCACTATTTAAGAAGTCAACAAAATTGGTATACGTGACAGCTACTTGTGAAGTTGTTGATGCGGTTGTAAAATTAGAATCAATTAAATCGTATGTTGGTGTAGAACCAGTTACATATTCAGTACCATTAACTACCATAGAATCCATAGAATATGTATAACCAGTTAGGATTGGTGAGTTATACCCTATGAAACCATTTTGAATCCATTCAACAGTGTCTGGTAAAGTATACCAACACGCTACTAGTTCAAATGGTATTTCAAAATCTATAGTCACAACACAACAATTAGCATCAGTTACTGTTACTGAATAATTCCCATATGTATCATATGTGCTAGATGAATCAGTACCACCGTTGCTCCATTCATATAATACTGGAGTTGCAGCACCAATTACATTAGCAGTAGCTGTTAAACCATCTAAAGTCACTTCAACTTGTAAAGTACATTCATTTATGGCACCACCACTGGAATCAGAACAGGCTTGTGAACCAGCAACTGTAACTGTACCTATAAATTCATTAGCCGAATTCATTTGTGCAACCCAAATTGTGTCACATGAAGTAACAACACTTGAGACAGACACTGTATTTGCCGATGTAAGTGTAAGCGTTACCATATCAGTATGAACATCCGCTGAAAAACCTAAAGTTCCGTTTATAGGACTAACAACATGTTCACCAATAAAAGGATTATCACAAAATAATGATGAATAACCTCTATATTTAAATTTTTGTTGGTCGAAGATTGTGTTTGAGTATATTTTAACACTACCCCAAATTGTTGTTGAAGGGATGACTTGTTCTATAATATCAGTCCAATAATCACCTACCAAGCCAGCAAATTGGTCTATGGTCAAATAGTTGAATGCTGAGCTTTGTACATCACAATAAAATTTACTATTCAAATATCTGTCATATAAAGCTCTGAGTGTTGCATAATCAGAAATTGTTTGTCTATTTTTGGCATCTATAAGTTCAGATGTTACAAAATATTCAAAATCCTCAACAGTTGTAACAGCCGATAACGGTTGTGTCATTAAAACATCAAATTCAATTTGATTATCTCCACAACATGATGTTGTATCAGAAGCACTAAGCATGAAATCATATGAATTACCATCCATAAATTCAAATGATGCATCATCTTGGAACTGCTTATAGGTACCGCATGGGTCACAAAAAGTACCACCAGTTAAAATACATGGGTTGTTTACAATATAAAACCATACATCTGTTTCAATAGCTGAAGCAAGACTAATATCTAAATCTATTTCCTTGGTATTGATGACCAATCGTTCATCATTAACATCGTAATATGTTGAACGAATAGGGTTAGTTTCATCACTATTTCTTATATCAAAAGGTCTATTTTGAAAATCAGTAGCGGCTAACCAAGATTTTTTGTTATCACGAATTTTTTCAAGTTCAAAACCTGGTGATTGTGTTACAAATATGTTTGTTTCACTAACGCTAGAACATTCACGTTCCAACTTAAGATTATCTAACAAAATACAAACGTCACCACATGTGTGATTTAATCTTAGATTTATGGTTATTTTCTCACCGTTTATTAAATCTATTATACTTTGGTCATCAATTGTTATTGTGTGGTGTAACCAATCAGAAGCAAACGAATTATTTGGTAAAGTAGATAAGAATTCATCATATGAACCATTAGTTCCTAATGGTGATTCAGCTTGTAAACTTTGTAACAAAGAATTCAAGACAGTAGAACATGTCAAATCATTACTCCCATCAACTAATAGTGGTGTACCGTTATCATCAGTAATATAAAAACCGCTAGCAATATTTTCATTTTGAGCGACATTTGTAAGATAACTATACAACATTCCCACACCAATAGGTGAAAAAACTGTATTATCCTCATAAACGACCAAAGTGCCACCACTGCTTGGTAATGTGTTCAAAGTCATAGACACATCCAAAGTTTCTAACATGTTTATTGGTGACACACACCCAGTTGTTAACAAGGTATTTTGTTGCGCCAATAAAGTATTTAATTCTGCATTAAGAGCAGCTAATTCTGTTTGACAATTTTCTTGTTCGAACAATAAAGCGTCTAATTGGTTTTGCAAATTTGTTAATGTACCGAAAGGAACATCGCATTCAAATAAAATCTTAGGTCCAGGAGGCGTTTGTGAAGCATATGTTGTGTTTAAAGCAATCAATGCTTGAACATCAACTTGTGTATATGATGTTGGGTCACCATTTAAAAATAATTGATAATTTACTGGTCCCAATATATTTGCCCATGCTAACAAACCATCTGGTTCAGCAATACAATATGTTATTATTGTTGATGTACCGCCACCTGTTGGTGGTTTTAGTGCCGTATTTGTACTTGTAGGGCTTGGTGCAGTTGGTTGAGTTTGTGGTGTTACTTTTGTTGTTATGTCTGGTGACAATGAAGCAAAACCAGTATTTGAAAAACTTTTAATATTATCAGTAGTTGTGGTTGTGGTTGTTGGAGCTTTACCACCATCAACTGTTACATTATATTGAATCGAATAATTTACTAAATTAATTTGTTCTTGTACAAAACCTATTTGTAATGTAATATTTTCACAATTTACAGTTTGTGTGTTTATAAGTGCTTCTACTTCAGCAATTTGAGCAAACAAATTATCGTAAAAAGAAACACCATTTTGTTGTACGTTGTTTATAATGTCATTTAGCGTGCTACATTTTATTTTTAATAAGAAATCAAAATCAACCTTTAAAGAACATGTTTTATTTTCTTCTTGTTGAAATATAACACCATCATTTCCATTAGGATTAAGTGTTATGTTGAATACACTTTCAATATCACATGCTTGGGTTTCGGACCACATACATGTTTGTGTATCTGGGTCCCAAGTAAATGTTGGGTCCAAGGCTAAACAACATTCTTGGTTTAAAATAATAGGAGCTAATGTACCATTTGATGGCATGAACACAGAAATAGAACCATTTTGGTTATAAACCAATTGGCCACCTGCTGCATTAATCTTATCTTTATTTAAACAAACTCCCATTTTTATCTATAAATATTTATCAGTTCTTTTTATAATTTGGTTCCGTTAGAAAAAAATATCTTATTTCCAAAAACATCAACATGTGAGCTTGGGAAACAAGAAGCTTTGTTAATACTTCTTTGGAAATAATAGTCATATATTGCACTTGACGTACCATTTTGAATATCATCAAATCCAGTAGAAGTTAATTGACACGCATAACCTACTTCACCAGTATAAGGGTCAAATATATTAGGAACTGGTGTTGAATAACCAGGAATACAATTACACCCATCTGGCGTTACAATAGCAGGTGTGCCATCTGGTTTTATGAATTGTAAATATGATGCTTGAAAACCGTGATAAGATGGTGTTAATGGTGGTAATTTAATTACTGACAAATCAACCATCCAACTACAAGCTATAATACAACCACACGTATTTGTTTGGTCACAACATAAATAACCAGTATTTACAACTGCTCCTTCAACTACATCGCTGTAAAGATATGGTGTACCACCAGCAGTTTTACAACATTCTTGTGGTGCGTAAGCTGTAGTATTCAATATTGGGTTATTATTAGAATCTATAAAAAGATTACCATTTATGTCATATTGATAAAAAGAAAAATTATATAAACCCAAATCTACATCATCATAATATGAATACAATGAATCCCTACATTGATTATTAGATTGAATCGTTTCTTTTTTCTTTATACAAATACTCAATATTTTATCATCACTAGCACTTACACAACCACAATCATTATATTCTGTTTTAGGGTTAGGGTCATTTTCTATTGACGGAATGAATACAACACAATCGCTAAAATCAACACCATTAGCTGTTGATATTTGAACAGTATCTACTGTTGTCGCTGTTGATACGTTAAATGTACCCTCATCATAGTTTGTATAAAGATTTAAATTATCAGTTGTTACAGTCACAGAACTAACCGTTACTGCTGAAAAGTTTTGAATCAATTCTCTAAACTGATTTAAATATTTACTACCGCCATCATACGGACCAACATGTGGATTGTTACCACCTAAAATATCGATTGTTGAAGCACTACCACCAGTTTCTCTATACCACAAGCCATTTCCTTGAAAATACATATCTGCTGTATCTGGTAGGGGTCTTGGAAAACCTTCAGAATCTATAGGATAGATTGAAAGGTCTGTATCTAAACCTTGCAGTGCTAACACTTGTTGGAATAAGCCAACATTTATAGGTCCATTGGCTTTATAAATGTATTCATTAAACGATACCAAACCTTGTGGTACACCAATAAAATTCAAAAAGAATTCGATACCTTTTCTTGTTCCTTTTGATTTCCAAATCCATGGTGAATTAAGGATAATTCTTCTCCAAAGTTCAATATCAGCTTCAACTGGTGTCAATCCAACTGTCATACCTGAATATGTTGATTGTGAACTAGTAACATAAGCAGATAATAAATCATTGTCAAATACTGACGACACCAACTCCCAACCTAAAACTCTAGCCAAATTTTTAAGGTAAGCATCTGGTGTATTGTCTTGTTTATCATAAGTAACAACATTTGAAAATTGAATACCTAAAATAAATTGGTTCAATTCATCAAATTCAACACCATAAATTTGTAAAGTTTTATTTACCTTACCTCCAGATGTATCTTGGTCTAAATCAGATAAATGGACAGGAGTTGTATCAAATGATGAAATTGATTCCGAAACCAAAAATCTATTCATCAAATTACTTGAAAATAAGTCATTTGAATTTGCAATATCAAACAATTGAGTTGCATAATCAAGATATTCCTCAGTGTCAAAATCAATGTTATAACCATCTGTTACAGGCCATGTAACAGAATTTGTTATATACAATATGATACCACTTTCTGTTTTTGTTGGGTATCTGAATGTTGCAGTATATTGAGGTGTTACGTGTCTATTTAAAAGGTAAGCCTCAAAATCTGGTAAAGAATTATAAAATTGTTCTTCCTTATATTTTTTTGGTTTTATATGATAAGTAGGTAAACCATTGGTTGTACCAGAAAATGGGTTACCACTTACTTCAAAATAAACATAATCATTTGTTTGGTTTGTCGATGCGGTGAAATTCAATACTGGATATTCAACACCATTGTACAGCACAGCATATGACTCATAGTTTATCGTTAAATTTCTTAAACTATTTGTTGAGCTAAAACTGTCGATTATATTACCGTTGGTAGTATAATTGATTTCGTATTTATTTATAATAAAATCAGTGTCAACTTTAAATGTACTAATTTGATTTATATCATCGTAAACATAGTTTTCAACCGTATAACCAGTAAAAGTGTTACCAATAGAGTCATTTCTGATTGGATACATGTAAAGTGCAGCTGGCCAATTTATGATAATTTGTTCTAGTGAAACCCTTACGAATTCACTTAAAGAACCAAATAATGCATAATAATTTAAATTAGATTTGTCTAAATTTAAAAAAACACCTGCGTTATCAGACAATAAAGTAGCTGATTCTGTTAAAGAAACATTTAATTGGTCCAATGTAATGAAATTACTAAACTTGGCAGTATTGTAATACTTGTCTAGTTTAGGGTCAAGATTTGTCGTTACATAAAAGTTACCTAATGTAAATAACGTGGTACCACCATTTGACGCTAATTGAAAACCAACCACATCTGGTGAGAATGGTGTATATTCAATTCCGTTACTGTATTCAATTTTTTGTGCGTAACCAGCTACTTTAATCTTATCGCTCATTTCTTATTATACGGTTGTAATAGTTGTAAATGTTTTATTAAAATCAATTGAGGTTCTTTGTTCTCTAACTTCAAACAATGGTTTACCGCTGAATCTGTCTTTGATTTCATATAGGTCATATTGTTTGTAAATATCATTGTTAAAGTTATAGATTGTGTAAATTCCATCTTCAAGAGATTTTGTTTGATTACCAAACATAGCAAACGCAAGCGTTTCTACGTCATATTGAACCATTTCAACCTCAATCATTATAGGATTAAAGAATGTATTTGTAATAATAACTTGTTGATTAGGTTGGCCAATGAACGGTGTTGCATTTGGTTTTACATTTGATGCCGATGAAGGTGAAACAGTGCAAAAAGTAAGTGTTGAATTATCATTGAAGCGATAACGAATAGCTTTTTGGTTGCTATTGGTTAAGTTTTGGTTTACTGGTTCTGCTCTGTTATTAGATGTGATGATTCTAAAGAAATTATTTACTTTGGCATCATTAGCACCGACAGAATTATTCAAATATTCAATTCTATAACCAACCAAACCATTGTTTTCAAATCTGGTAAGGAAAGTTTGAGGAATAGATGAAGTATCAAACAACAAACCTAAAGTGTCTGGAAACGCAGACAATACACCTACATCAACTATTTTTGTTCTTATTTCAACAGGTTTGATTATAATGGTATAAAACCCTTTTGCACCAAAAGAAGTTGCTGGTAATTTTAATGTATACATACCACCAAACAATTCAGTACCACTAATACCAGATTGTGTTTTGTTAGGGTTATCCATTTTGATTAACACCTCATTTGGGTTCAATTTAAGCAATGCAGCATTACCAACTTTATCCCTAGATGGCGTGTAATGGTAAAAAATTTCCACATCATCTGGTGTGATATCAGCTGGTCTTACTATTCCGTATGTTCCTGTTGCCATATTTTTTAGTTTTTATTAATTTAACTAAGTTTTTTTCAAAGTCCATTTTATTGTTTAACTACATTATAAAAACCATTACCATATTTGGTTAAACTTCCAATATTTTTAATTTCTGAAAGTCTTAGATGGCTATCCATAACGCTAGTCGTACCTCTGTCTATAAATACATCATTTTTAACTTCTGGTTTAGAAATTATCCCAAATAAGTACTCTTCTTTTGTGATTGCAGATAATGACGTATTGGTTTGGTTTCTACCTTCGGCTACATATCTAACATCTGTTAATAAAATATCGACATTTAGACCATTTACATTTACGGTTCTGGTAAGTCCACTATAATCTGTATATAATAAACCACTATTTTGATTGTTTGTACCTATATTTGAGTCATTTTCTGCATCAAAAACGTATTTTGAAACATCACCATACTGCGTTATACGACTAACACCATCAATTAATGACCCAATATAATTTGTATAGGTTTCTGTATTGATGTCAAAACCTGGTTGGTAGATATTTTCATTATCATATGACCTTAATTCGTCAATTTTACTATCCGTTGAGCCAGTCGCTACTGAAAATTGGTAATTATAGTAACCAGATTCGTTTTTTGATGGTAATCTAAGTGTAAACTCTTCTGTTTTTGTCAACCCGCTATTAACATATGTTGGTAAACTAGTCATAAATGGAAATGTATAGCCGCTTTGTGACAATTTATTTACCAAAATTGTATAATCTACAGGTGTTGGATTGCTAGTATTTGCTGAAAAATATTCGATTTCAGTAAACAAACCCATGTCATCAACGTTTTGCGTTAAAAAAACATTAACATAAAACGTATCAGCGGTCAAAGTACCCCAAGTTTTACTATTGTATGACCTATCGATACTATCTTCTAGCAATATTTTTCTTTTAACTACTTCCATTATAATGCCATTATTTGAAATAGGTTGACTGTTACCATGTTATTGGCAACATTATGTGTACATATAACATTGTTTGTACCAGTATTAGCACTATTACCTTGATAAGTTTCATCAATTTCATAATAATAACCAGTATTGGTTCTTGTCAATTTATACCTAGTATAAAGCTCATGAATAAGCTCATCAATAGGTAATGCTATGTTTTTAACCATCATGTTTGTTGGAATACCAGTTTTAGCATTATTAAATGATGCTCTCATATACAAATATTTTGATTCACCTATTTGCAATTCATCTTTGTAATCGTATATATGATACCCTTCGGAAAAACCTTTTAATGAAACCAATGGATTTTCCAAAACAAACATAATAGGTATTTGATTAGCTGGTTTTGGTTGACCTACGCTTGAACCAGGCGCACCAAAAGGTAATAAATCGCTGGTTTTAAGTTGTGAATACAATGTAATATTTGAAATAAGGTTTTGTGTCAAAGGATTATCTGAGTCATAAAAATTTAGATTTAGAAATGTTTGTCTAAAAGACTCATAACCAAATTTTATTTCGTCATCAGTAAAATTTGCAACACTATAATTTGAAACATATGATGCACCACTAAGCAAATTCACATTATAAACCACTCTTTTAACAACACCACCATCTGTTGTATAAGGTAAAAACCTAACTTTTTCATAATCAACTATTGGGTTTATCGCCTTTTCAGTTTCAACATCAACAAATACCCTATCAACCAATTCAGCTTGGTCAACCATTTGGTTATTCATGGTAATAGGTATATTGATGTACATCTCTGTAGCACCGCTTGAGAACGCATCTAGGTTAAGTTGGTATTGGTTAACAAACATCGTCAGCTGATTTAATAGTAAATTTATCTGTCATCGACTCACCCAATGGGTCAGCTGGGTATTGTGAATAATACAAACCCCATAAATCAAATGGGTCTTGTCTTTTAACCATAAAACAATAATTGTCATACATATAATGACAACCATTCAAAAATGGGTAATCCAATACGTCTTCACCAGTTTGAGTGAAACCAATGTCCAATAAGTCTCTCCATAAATATCTACCGTCACTTAAACTAACAGCATAATCTGGTATACCAACCGTATATTTATCGCCTTGTTCAATATACGTTGAAAATTCTCTAATCTTAATTAAATGATGTGCTTTATAGTAGTAACCTTCATGTCTTGGTCCTAGGCTAATAGTATTTGTGACATCTTGTGTATTGTCTAAAAAACTACCTTCACTTACAATGTATGTTAATGATGGGTTTGTCTCCCTATTGATTGTGTTAAACCTGTGATGAACTTCAGCCAATACAGTTTCTTTCAATTCATTTTGATTATATTCAACCAAATCACCATAAAATTCATCTTGATTTGAAAAGCCTAAATAATCCATAGGTGCTGTTATATTAACATCTATTTCTAAAGGAATATGCGAAATAAACGGAGACGAGCCACCGTTATGTATCTTGTTTATAATTGGTAGCGTTAGCAGGTAGGTGTTTGTTTGGCTAGTGTTTAATTTAGGAATAAACGGAGTTTCAATACCTGATGAAACATTTGTAAACAACCCATTGCTATCTGTTTTAACCACGGTTAAATATAGCTCACTCAATGGTCTCCCTAAGTTATCTGTCAAACCACTTACGTTTATGTCTTCATTAAAAACAAATTGTTGAACCTTGTCCGTGAATTTATTCTGACTAAACGCTAGATTATAAACTTCATAATCATCTTGTTGTATCAAACTAGTATTTCTAGTTTGTATCTTTCTAAATTTTCTAAAATAATACACTGAATCAGCACCACCAAATGTTCTTATCATTCTAGAATTAGACGCTGTTGAACCTGTTGGTTGAAGGTCCAAAACAAAATAATAACCTTTGTAATCACCATTATCTAAACCAGTTCTAACAACAACATGTTCACCATCATAACCAGTGGTTCCAGTTATTTTTACAATATCACCAATAGTTAGATTATGTTGACAAGCAACCCCAAAAGCTGTCATAGCTCTTGTAGCAACAGTGGCCAACATAGAATCAATAATAAGTAATCCACCATCTACCATGTTATGTGTTTTATCTGTAGAAGACGGATATGTTATGGTTAATTCCCAATTTTTATCAATTTGATAATGTGACTGATGAAATGGTTTGAAATCAGTAGTAAATGTAAATCTAGCTCTGCTAGGTTCCATATCAAAAAAGTTACAAAATCCTGGTTTTTGCGAGTTTGGGTCGTAGTAACCAAACCAACCTTCACTTTCTTTCAAATAATTTAATATGTTTTCAGAAAACAATGCGCTATTAAAACGATAAGCATTGGTTGTAGGATTTTTGTAATTAAAACCTGACCATGTAAAGTTATCTGAATATTGTGTGTCATTCAAGTTAAATAAAGGGTTGCTAATAACAGGGTTAATAGTACCTAAAATTCGGTAAAAAGGACTTCTTTGTCTTTCAACATTAAACCTGTCACCAGCATTAACAATTTTGTTAATCTCATCTGGTGGTAACAAACGTTGTTCACCATCCAAATTTATTTTCAATAATGTATCTGTGTTTACAGATGTTTTTGAAAAATCACCTTTAAGTATCTGTTGCGTTCTTATTGTATCCATGTTAACCTATTGCTGTTACGGAGCAACCAACTCCATCTGTTATTGTTTCTGTTAATACTGCTTGATTATTATAAACTGTTGCAGAATAATAAGCACCAGAATTAGTATATGTTGGATTGTTTGTCGATGTATAGGCCGCAGGAGAGCCAACAATACCGCCATTAACTTTAATGTTGTGTGTGAATGGATTACCAAGTCCACTTGTAGTTATGTTGGCAGATAACGTTGTTGTTGGTAACGTTATTTGAGACACATTTATAGTCAATTCATTACTTAAACAATCATAATTTGCAGTATTACTAAAACGTATTTTAATATTAGTAGTGAGCAAAGTTTTATTAATTGTTAAAACAATAGGTGTTGTTGCATTTACATATGACATTTGTGTTTGATAGTTAAATTGACCGTTATCTAACGTATATTGAATAAAGGCAGCACTATTATTAGCTAAACCAGTCAATATATAAAATGGTATATGATAAATTTGTGGGTCACATTGTTTGGCTAATTCAGCAGCGCTTGCAGAACTAACTACCAATTGTGGGTTAGTTGTACCAACAATCGAAGTTAAAATAGTATTCGCACCTGTGGCATCAGAAACAGTTGTGTAATAAGTTCCAGCTATTAAATTTGTCAACGTAGTTCCACCTTGATTTATATAACCATTAGGTCCTGTTGTATAAATTGAATATGGTAAAAGACCGCCACTAACACCTATATATAATTCACCATCGTTACCACCATAACATGTTACATTTTTAGTTGGTTGAGAACGTCTAACGAACAAAACAGTAGGACCATTGACAATCAAACCAGTAGTTTCACATTCAGCACCAAATGAATCGCTTATTACCATAACGTAACCAAAATTAGGTTCTGCCATTAAATTAGATATTGTCATTGGTGTAACCAAAGTACCACTTTGTAAAATAGAGCCATTGTAATCTTTAAAAACATAAGTGTAAGGTGCGATACCACCACCAACACCGTAAACAGTTACCGCACCATCAGGTGCTGATGCACTACTAGAATTTTGTGAAACCGCTACACTACAATATAAAGGTGTTGGACCACCAACATTAAAAGTATTTGTTGTAGCATTTCCAGTTGAATCAACTACAGTGACTGTATATTGACCTTGAAATAATCCATTTACTGCAACAGATGGTGGCACTGTTGTGGTAGGGATAGTCCCTTGTGCAACTATACCATTAGGTCCAGTGACTGTATATGTGTAAGGACCTAAACCACCCAATACTACAAAATCAACTTTACCGTTTCCATCATTAGCGCTATCTGGTGTTGTTGTTATATTGATAGCCATTTGACTTTTAACAACAGGTTTACATAAAGAAAAATACTTAGCATTCATTTTATCCAATGCTGTTTTACCTGGTATTATACCAAAATAGAAATAATATGAGTGTTTAGGTTGTAAAAATATAGAATCTGAAGCACCATAAAACCCTCTAAATTTTAAGTAATCAACACCATTGCTAGATTGTGAGGTGTAGTTATAATCATTTTGTAAATTGTTTATGTTAAAATCAGTGTTTATATTTGCTGGTAAAGAAAATGAATTGGCTGAAGTTATACCACTATTAATAACAGTGAAAGAATCTCTAAAAATTCTACCCAATTCTGATATGTCATTAGAACCTAATGTTCCATCCGCACTGTATAAAACATTGTTTTGTTCATACAATTCATCATTATCAACATAAATCTCACACGCATGTCTAATATTCAAACATTGATTTTCATTAACATGTAAACCTGCACAGTTTATTTCAAAAAATAAACCATTACTAGTACCACCAGCACCAATCATACCTGTTTCTGTGATATAAGTTATATTGGTGTTAGGGTCCGTAAATGAATCAGATACATCTGGTGGTAAATTAAATGAAGTTGAAACCAAGTATGGTTGTAACATAGGAAATCCTTGCCAATCACATTCAAAAATAGAACCTAAACAAACTATATCAGTAGCAAATAATTTAAAAGAACCATTGTGTGTTGTAGCGGCATAATATAATTCATCTTCAAATTTCTTAACCAATCCTTCTCTTATTGAAACATTTACAGAAGATGTCTGACCTTCTTGAAGAGGCGCAAAGTTTATACATGTGTCTAATAGAGTAGCGTTGTTACAGTCATTTCCAACACCACTATAGTTTTGGTCACCGCTAAAATCAATACAGTCATATTCACAAAATTTCTCTTTTCCTTTTCTTTTCTTTTTGTATTTCAACAAAAAACTATATAAAGAACCATTAACCCAATCATTATAAAAATCAAATTGATAAATGTTCAATGAATTTGCCATTTGCAAAGCCATACAATCATCTAAACCAACAGCTACACTAGAACTAGAATGTATACCATCACCAGGATAATAATTTGGTTCATTTCCACCTGCCTGTGCTGCTGACCACCCATACTGACCTAAACCACTGTTTGGGCATCCTGGTGCATATTTTTCATCAGCACAAGTTATTGTCATACAAGGTATGTAGTTTAAATTATCGTTTATGTCTAAACTGTTAGGTAGTACCGTATTTATAGCATTTATAATAACTTTTACCATATGAATAAGAGCATTCGACAAAGCAATAACTGATTTGTTGATGAGATAAACAACGGCTATAATTATTTCCATTATTACGCAAACACTAGCAAAAATTGGGTTTGTGGTTGCATTTAGTTTATTATATGGAAATGGCGTTTTATCACCAACACAACCAGAAACATCTTTAATACCAGTAAACGCCCTTGTTTTTACGGAATCGCTAATAACACTTGCCAATGGGTTAACACTTTGAACGACATTTGGCACGGATGGTATATTACCTGACAATCTCTGATATCTGGATATAAAATTAGATACTGTATATATTTTATTCCAATATAAATCTTTAAAACTGAAAGGGTTGGTTCGTTCATCAAACGTATAATCAATTAAACCAGCATTGGTTGGGTTGTTAGGAACTAAGTATTTGGCTCTGGTTCTTAATCTCCCTTCTCCACCATTAACACCCATACCTATTCTGAATCTAACACTAGCCCTTGTTGGTATACCTATGTTAGGGTCACTTGATGGGACTAAATCACCTTCTTCAGAAGTTACAACATAGTCCAAATTCATAGGGACCTGATAGGCCCATGTTCCGTCCTCATCTATAAGGTAACCACCTTCAACATCAAATTGTTCGATACTGCCATCAACTGTTTTCCTAATCATTTCAACAGTTCCTTCACCTGCAATTTGTGAACATAATTCACCCAAACCTTTTCTAGGTCTACAGTTTTTGTTAACACTGTCTTTATCTTGGTCACCAAATATGCTACCCATAAAAATAGCGCAAGGTTCAACATTATAATTCAAGTCAATATCAACTCTAGTGATACCAACTTCACAGTTGTCTGTATCACCCCAGAATGGTTGTACATTCACACCAATGTTAGATGATTTTACTTGAGGTAATTTGTCTAAGTTTGAACCAGATTTAAATTTTGTTGAGCTTTCAAATGTTCTTTCAGATGCGCCTTGTCTAATCATATCGTAAGGTCTTTGTGAAAGATAATCAATATCTGATAAATCAGCATCAACATGTATTACGTGGCTCCCTAACGGAACTCCAAAAATCATAAAGTCACCAGCATGGTTTGTTGTCGTTGTAAACTTATAATATTTACAATAAATTTCCATCATGGTATCATTATCCAAAATTTCTCTTTTACTTGGAAACGTACCTATTGGTGTGAAACAATCATTATTTGTTTCAAATTCTCTTGGTAACAAATTATAACGAACACCATCACTATTTTTATCTGTTACTAATTCATAAGGATACAACCCTTTAATCAAAGGGTCATTCTTATCAATATCGTCTATAGGAATAAAAACACTTACTTTGGCATTAGGTACACCAAACCCACTATTAACCACAACTCTACCGACAACAGCACCATAATCAGAACAAAACTTTCTATACGCATCTTCTTGCGTAAGTTTTAATGATAAGATTTCAATAAAATCAAAATCTTGGTCTATTTTAACTTTTAGATATTTGTCACCACCATTAGGAGTTGTTTTTATTCTTATTGTATTTGACATTAAAACATAAATTATTTATTCGTTATATCATCAGCTTCCATCAAAATAACATCATCTTCTGTTAATGAATAAAATTCTTCATCATCAATTTCTTCATCTTCTTCATCAGAATTTGCTTGTAAGCTTCTTAACATTGAAACCATAAGTGGTTTTAAATCTACTGAGTCATTTAAAACAATAATTTTAAACATAACCCAAACCACAAAGCCAATGATTACTGGTAACAAAATTAATGAAACCAAAAAAATAAATGATTTCAATACATATTTTGTTACGTTATTTTTAGATTTATTTGATGTGGTATCAAACGTTTGCGATGCACCACCATTTTTACAATTACAACTCATTTTTTATAACAATTTTAACACATTATTTTTACAAATATACTGAACTTAAAGCTATAAGGAAACATTATCCTTTTACTCTAATTCTAATATCTGTGTTAGGATATTTAATCTCAAACATGCTAACTGGCTCACCAAAAAGAGTGTAATCAAATGAAATGTCAACTTGTCTTGTTGTTGGGTCTAAATAAGGTTGTGATATTTCATTAACACTATACCCATCACCAACATTATTAAATACTCTTAGGTCGATAACGTTCAACACACCACCAACATTATTTATTATTTCAACAAGGTTAGATAAATAAACATTCTCACCCATTTGAAATTTGTTTATATCCATATAATCTTGTACATCGTTGATTACCTGAGCAGCAATTTGAGACTGTGGAACTTTTTTATCAACATACAAATCAATTTCAAATGATAAATTTATTATTTTACCATCAGAAACATTTACATAATCATTTATCATTCGATAATCAGCCAAGTAGTTAGCTATATTATTTTGTAGCGTACTAGTTGATGAGTTATCCAATTTTCCATTTGAATCCAAGCCTAAAATATAGATTTGGATTTTATTTTGTTCTTCAAATACACCACATCTAAATGGTACACCAAATTCACCAGGCATCAACGCAATTCTTGATTGGTAATCTTTCACAGTAACACATCTGTTTTGAGAAGCAAAATTGTATCTAACCAAATTTCTAATTTCTTCAACACTAGGTTCGTTTTTACCGCCCAAAGCTGGCAAAGGGTTGTTAACGGTCAAAGAAGCTTTTACAGCATTGTTTATTGATGAATTAGACCCGTTAACTGTTATATTCAATAAACCAACACTGTTGATAACTCCAGTACCTAAATTTGTATCAGCACCACCACCAACTCTGTATTTTATGAACATAGTGGTATTCGCTGTTGGTGTTTCACCCAATGACATATTGTTGATGAAATCACCGATTTGGTTTACCAAAGCTGGATTAACATTAAATTCAGTTAAACTACTAATATCTTGACTACCACTACCAAAAATAATCTTAGTGAAACCTAAATCGGTATATTCACGAATAAATTTTCTTGTTGTTTTTATCCATTTTCCTGGTCTTACACCAGCATTGTCACTATCACTGAAATTGTCAGTAATAAAAACTTCACTTTCGGCCAATGCATCCATTTCATACCATTTTAATTCAGGGTCTAAAAACTGAGATGGGTCTGGGTTTCTTGTGTAGTTTATTCCTGGTAAAGCTATGATTGATTCTATTGAAATTACGTCAGTATCTGGTAACACAATTTGGAAAAACGGTCTAACATCGCTAGATGTGATAGCTCTTTGTAAAATCTTAGAAAATCCATTAACTACTATTTCACGTTTAACTATTGTGTAGTTAACCAAATTATTATTAGCATCAAAATTAGGCAATATTAATCTATTTGGAATACCGCCTACTGTAAATGGGTCGCTAAAATCAATATCGTATTTTGTTTCAAATATTTTACCAGCACCAGACACTTGAGAACCAGCGGCAATCAATGGACAATAAGTTACGTCAAAACTATCACCAAATGGTGGTACTGTAACTGAAAAGTCTACGATTGTAACGCTTGGGCGTTTTCCTGGTATTTTAAGACCGAAGGTTCTAGCCATCGATAAAACCGAACTTCTTTGTTGCGCATAATCGATTTGTGTTTCTTGGAACATTCTATCTGTGTTGAAAGACAACATGTCACCAACCGCAGCGTTCAATTCCAAAAGCATCATACCTACAGATGCATCATTAAAGTCGTTAAAAATATCTGGGTAATATTTTCTGACCATGTTTATAAGGTCAGTTCTTATGTCAGCGAAATTACGTGAAGTGTAATTAATTCCTTGATTTGCCATATTATATGTTTATGATTACAAAGTCTGAGGTGACGAAAACGCCATCTGTTATAGTATAATTTAATGTTACAACCGCAGCATATTCGCTTTCAGTTGATTGTTCAACGGTAAAGTTTGTTACATCCAAATTTGGTATGTATACTTTAACAACAGATTTGATTTCTTCCTCAATTTGAGCTAATGTGAAACCATCGTCTGGTTGAAATATAAACTTCAATAAATTGGTACCAAAATTAGGGTTGTACAATCTTTGACCTCTTACCGTTAATATAAGATGCATAAGGTCTGCTTTGATTGCTGAAGCGTCATCAGCATTCAAATCCAAGAAAAATCCTTTACCGCTGTCTTTAAAAGGGTAATTGATGTTGATATATTTACCGTTGGCCATAGTATCGTTTTTACATAAATATAATAGTAAAACATTTTTGTAAGTAAATAAACAAATAAAAAAGGGCCCTTTTGAGGCCCTTTTTATTGGTTTTATTAATTTTAGCTACTACAGCCAAAACATTCAAATTGACTATCTTTAGGTTTTGGTGGCAACACCGAAACTTGACTTGAAGCCAATTTTGTATTGGTTTCCAATTTAGATTTGGTTCTGGTGTAATAAACCCCAGTTTTTAAACCACCTTTCCAAGCATACATAAGAGCACTTGCAATCTTAGCATATTTAGCATCAGCATGGTAAACATTCAACGATTGTGATTGGTCAACATACTTGTTTCTAATGATAGACAAATCCAATAATGTTCTTTGTGAAATTTCCCAAACATCTTTGTATCTGAAACGTATTTCTTCAGGAATTTCAACAATATTTTGAACACTACCCTTGTTTTTGATTACTTTGTCAATCATTTCAGAGTCCCAAAGTTCCAATTCCATTAACTCGTTTACAAGATATTTGTTCACAATCAAGAATTCACCTTGACCAACACGTCTAGTAAATAGATTTGAAGTTACTGGTTCAAAAGATTCGAACACACCCAATAAAATAGCTGAAGATGCTGTAGGCATAAGACCCAAGAATAAGCTATTATAAAGTGGGATTGGTTCACCTTCTGGTCTTGGTGACCATCCTTCAATATAAGTTTCACCTCTAGAATAACGGCTACCTTCCCATGATGGATAATTTTCACCCTTTTCTTCAGCCATCTTCATTGATTCGTCAACAGCTGCTTTATACATGGTTTCAAAAATATCGTTGTTCCATTTTCTAGCTTCTTCACTTTCAAAAGAAATTTTCTTTTTAGCAAAAAAGTCGGCCAAACCAGCTACACCAATAGCCAAAGCTCTTTGGTCCAAACCAGCACTTGAACTCCAATCATCACTCCATTTGTTCTTGCTGATAACTTCATTCAACCCTCTAACCAAAACTCTGGTAGCTTTATCGATAGATTTAAGCCCACCGTGTTCAGCCAAATTGATTGAACCTAAAGTACATTGTGGGGTATAGTTAGGTTTTGAAGCTTGGAACACCTCGATACACAAGTTTGATTGTTTGATAGGTCCGATATTGTCTTGCATGTTGCGTTTGTTCGCATTATCTTTGAACATGACGTATGGTCTACCGCTTTCAACTTGTGATTTTACAATAGAGTCAAAAATTTCTTTGGCATTTACCTTCTTACCTAGACCCATTTCAACAGCCTTTTCATACTCAGCATCAAACTCAGCACCCCAAAGGTCATATAACGGCTTTAAACCAGCTTTTTTAAGGTCATTAGGGCAGAATGTATACCAATCTTCACCTGACTCCAATTTCTTCATAAAAAGGTCGTTAATGATAACAGCAGTGAACAAATCACGAGTTCTTAATTGTTCATCACCAATAGGCAATGTCAATTCTAAGAAATCAAAAATGTCTTTGTGCCATACTGAAAGATACAAAGCGCAACTTCCAGAACGAGAACCTTGCTTATAGAATCTCATTTTTGATTGAACCATGTCAGCTAATCTAATCACACCACCAGCATTGCCTTGGAACGATTCTACTACACTTTCTTTGCTTCTTAACGGGTCAATAAGCATTCCAATACCAGAACCTTCTTTAGACGCAGCAGCAATCTTTGTAAGCGTGTTTTCAATACCTTCAAATGAATCTTCTTCTAAGTGAGTTAGATTACAGCTAATCATACCACCACGTTTATCAATACCTGCGTTGGTATAAATTGGTGTTGCAAAATTGATGCGTTTAGAAGTTAATTCTTTAATCAATTCTTTTCTAGCCGAGTCGTTATCACCATGAAGATGTTTAGCCACACGCTCATACATGCATGATGGTAATTCAATAGGTGTTTTGTTAGAATCTCTCATTGAATACTTTTGCAAGAAAGTAGTAGCAGCAAAGAAATCATAAGTCATATCAACTGGTTGAAGTTCTTTACCAATCAACTTAGATTGACGACTCAACAATATACGACCACCCAATAATGAATAATCTGGATGTTGAATGATTTTATCCGCTGCTTTAAACGCAATAATTTCGTCAATTTCAGTTGTTGTGATATTATCACTAATCAACGGAATAACTTCTTGGAATAATGAATCGCAATCTACTTTAAGACCAGTAGCTTGCGTTTTTATGCGACTCAAAATTTTATTAGGCATGAAAGCCTGTGTTGTTTTATCTCTTTTTAAAATTCTCATGATTTTGTTTATTAAAATTCTTCATCAAAAATACCATCCATTGTGTTAGGAATGTCTACACGAGTGTATTCACCTTCTCTTTTTTCAAAGAAATTGTTTTTAGATGACAACCCAATTCTTGACATGTATTCCAAAGGATTACTTACTTTAAATTCCGTTTCACACCCAAAGTCATTCAAAACAATATCAGTTACATATTGAACATAACGAACCATGTCTTGTTTTGTCAAACCTTGTAAACCATCTGGCATACTTTCTTCTATGAAAGTTTTTTCAACTTCATAACAGCTCAAAATAATTTTTCTAAGCTCTTCTTTAGAAAGCTTATAATCATCTTTCAAGTAATTGTTATAAAGATTAAGCGCAAATTCATAATGCGCAGTTTCGTCACGAAGAATAAGTTCATTCATTGCAGCCAAACCAGGCATTTTATTTCTGCTTCTATACCAAAATACACCAGCAAATACCGAACTGAATGAAATACCTTCAACACAAGCAAAAGCCATTAGTCTATG